TCAAAACAACACCCCTTTTACACTCTCATCCGTATAGTTCGAGATGAACACTTCCCTCACCGCTTTTTTCTGATGCCCTCCCCCAAGCGTATAATCAATCTCTCTGCTCGAGCTGATCACCATATCCGAATATAACTCTCGCACCAGGTCGCAGTCATTGTAACTCAGGAGAAACTTCCCTTTTATATTATGCAGGATATCTGCGAGTAGTCGATGTTCAGTTTCACCGAATCCGCCCGTATTCTGATAATAGCTTTCGGTGTCCACATACGGAGGATCGCAATAGAAAAACGTATCCGGGCTATCGTAGGTTAGGATCAGCTTATCAAAGCTCATATTTTCGATAGTCACATGACGAAGCCGTCTTGACCATACATAGAAATTTTTGTGCAAATCTTTCGGTCGGCCGCTTTTTGCTGACATTGCGAAATTTGTCCCTTTCGCCCCGAAGCTCTGAGTGAGTGAGTAATAGTAGAACGCAGCACGCTCGATGTTGTTTGTCGGTTTGATCCGCTTATGGACGATATCGTCAAAAATTTCACGACTAACCAATAGCCGGCGAAGATACATCGAAAGTGATTGCGGGTTTATCCGGATCGATCTGTGAAGATTTACGAGTTCCCCATTGATGTCATTTACTACTTCGGCTTTTTTCGGAGATATCGGAGCACGTTTCCGATAGAGTATGTTTAGAGCACCGCCGAACACTTCGACATATAATCTATGCTCAGGCATCATTCCGACGATATCGTCGGCCAGTTGGGATTTACCACCTATCCACCCGAAAGGGGCTTGAAGTCGCTGCATATAATTCCTTTGCACCGTGCCATATTTTCACGGTCAGAAAAAGATATCGGAGATAATCCGATACCGCAGTGTTCTTCTCTGGTTCGCTGTGGGACTAAAATTTATTCAATCTTTTTTGATGTATACTTCTACCATAAACGGTTTGCCGGATCTATGGTCACTGTAACCACCCGCAGCTTTATAGCTGTCTGCTATTGGTGCTTTAGGGCTGTCATCCATAGAAGTGGGCCGTTTTGCTTATTATAAACACTTTTCCAAAGCCGCTTGAAAATCATAAAGACAACTTTCTAACTTCGGATAGTTTTCCAACCGCGCTTTCATCCACTGAACGATATCACCACTTTCGGGCTTCAGTGCTTCACATTTTGGCTTCTTAGTTTCACACTTTTTTGTGATAGTGATCGGTTCACATGGTGCTACTTCTTTACCGGCACATCCTGAGAAAATCAAAACCACAGTTAAGGCTATCAAATAAAGCATTTTCATAATCGACTCCCCTCTGCATTTTTACGCGCTTCCTCTGCGATTGCGTTTAGATCAGTACACTTTTCTCCAGTAGGTATATGCTTGATCGATGTGATGTACTTAGGCTTAGCTGCCATAGTTCGATTGAACTCTGCATCTTTAGCGATAGCGTCCAACTTATCACGCGCCATCCAAGCTTTCATGAAAGCGACATCTTTGACTTTGCCGGCAATTTCAGCATCTTTAGTCTTAACGGTTTGTTCGAGAACATTGCGCTCTCCGGAGACGCTTAAATTATAAAATCCAAGAGCGATGATTACCCCGATTAAACCTACAATAACCCCGATTAAACCTACAATAACCCAGATCAGTACCTTACCAATAACGGTACTGCTTACTTCTGACAGTCGCATATTTCTCTCCGTATTTATAGACGAGCACCGAGTACTCGTAATTGATGTCGCAGTTAGATCGACATGACCGTTGACCTTTCCATGTAAAGCAACTCTGCCCTCGACGGCATTGTGCTTTTGCTTTTTCCCAATTCTCACCTCCGGCACGGTTGATTTCTTTAAGAACCAATCCACCGCCGTTATACTTTTGGTAAGTAACCCATAACCCAAACTTAGGATCATAAACACTCTTCATAATAATGGCTTGCGCTTTGAGCTGATCAGGGATAGCCTTGATACTATTGATCCCTTTTGCTTTGAGGGGTTTTTGCCATAATCGAAATGTAATCTGAGGCAACCCCTCCGATCCTACTCCATCATACGATAAAATATTTCTACACCCCGACTCTTGGACGAGCTGACCAACACCGTACTGGTACGGATAGTCAACTCCAAACTGTGCATAGTGTGCTTTGCGTACATCTTGAACATATGATTGACACCGTTGGATAGAACCTCCAAACAATGACAAAGCAAGTGCTAAAAGTACGATAAGTTTCATATCACCCACCCATTGCGAAACAGTAGATGATGATAAGATAAAATGCGATTACCATCGTTGTAAGTTGCCATTGCTGATCGTGCTCCCATACCACCTGAGGAAATAAGAACTTACGCAAAATATGCGCTACGATTACCCCTGCCGTTACAAGCAACAGCTTCGACAATACGAGCTGAATCACCGGAGGCAAACTCTCATAAACCCCGCTAATAAATACACTCACCAACATAATCGTAATGACTACAACGAACCACATACGCTTAATCTCTTTTTTCACTCTTTACCTCCGTTTTTGTTTTGAACTGCCGCTAAAATGTTTCCCAATGTAGTATCGATATTGTTAAAACGATGATCGATATGTTTAACCTGCATCTCGAATAATTCACGTGAAATGTATTGCTCACGCACCTCTTTAGCCGTGATGTTGTGTTGCTGATTTGTCTGCAGGGCAACGATGTCTTTACTATTTGTATCGAGTGTTTTGTATATTGCTTTAATAGTCTCTTCATTGGATAATTCATGGACTTCTAGGTTTTTTTTATTCTCTGAAGTTTGATACTTCACAACTGCAAAAACTGATATGATCGTGACAAATACTAAAAAAATCTGTATTACAACTTCCATCACATCCACTCCGGTTTAAAATTCTGTTTTTGCGCTTCGGAATAAAAACTATCTTCGCAGTGTTTTTGATCCATGAATAGGGTATTGATGAACCGCATAAAATAATAAGCGGATAGATTAATCCCCTCACTCTTACGCCATAGATAGAACGTCCACGAACTCACCGTCCAATCCTCTTGACCGTATAGGATTGATCCACCCACCTGATCAAAACCGAGAGCAACCGTTTTAAAATACTCTTTGATCTTTTCTTTACGGTATAGTTTTCGTAAAGTATTGCCTATGATGGTAGGGACTGAAGCCAAAAACACGACTATCATGGCGATGAGCATAAGGATAAAGTTCATCATTTTGAACTAGCCAATAGAAATAGACCATCAAGCTCGGATGAACTCATACCTAAGAGCTCAGTCATAGTGACAAGACTTGGCCAGTTACGGTTTACTTCCGTAGCATATTCCCACTCGATCTTCATATCTTCATCAGTTCCATTAGTAATCGCAATATCAATGGTATTAAGCAGACCTAGTTCACGAAGAGCTAATCGGGCTTGTCTCATCGTTACTACTTTTGGTTTTAACAAATCCGTTTTTTTAGCTTCATATTGGGCTACCTCTTCGGGAGTTGCCGCACGACCCCCCGATAGCATAATCCCATCATAAAACGTAACCCCATCATCATCAGTAAATAAATTCATTAGAAACTCCTCTCTATCTCAATAAATTTTTCCCAATACGCTACCGTTACAGAGCTCATCCCAAAAGTAGGTCTATCTGTTATCGTTAGAGCCGCAGAGTGAGTTGATAGCTTCACACTATTACGATCTACACTTGCAGCTGTACAACCGCCTTGCGTTGATAATGGAAAATCAACGATTTCACCAACGGCATAGCCTAGATTTGTCGTTTTACATTTAACCTTGGGTGATATTTTCACAATATTAGTACCAATATTGTGTGGATAAGCAGTAGTTTGGCTCGTTGCATATGCAGAAATTCCGCTTCTATATTTTCCATTCAAAGCATAATTCACAACGCTCGTAACTGTCGATGCATCACATTGCGCCTCTGCAAAGAACACTCGATATGATTGAGGTGCGGCAGAACTATTACCGACATAAGCTTTCATTTCAGATATTGAGAACGTAAACTTGCCGTTTAAAATTTCATCATTCCATGCTGATGCGCCCGATGGCAATGAATATGTGAATGCGCTCGATCCATAATTTGTTGTACTGGTGTTTCCAGTCGCGTAATGCGATACGGCTAAATACATTAGAGTGTATGGGGTAACGGTAAACGCTACACCTTGGCTGACATTATTTTTATAAAACGTAATCTGTCCGGTAGGAGCGTCATACATGACGCCGATAACATCCCCCGTTGTATAGGTGGCACCATAAGCGGCGGCAGAACCTGCACTTACTTTATTGGCATCATTTCGATAGGAATAGCCAACCGGATTAGTGCCTATCGCATCAGCTTGATAAGTATTATTTGCCGATAAACCAATATGGATATACCCTCCCGAAGTAGCTCCTACGGTAATCTCTGCATAAACCTTTCCGCTCTTGACTGTTTTACTTGAATATACTGTAGAATTTGCCCATGCCGTACCGTTTCTAGTGGCCGTTAGATTCCCATTCGTAAGATCAATACCACTCCCTTTTGATGCACTATCCCATGTCGGAAATGCCGTATCAGGAACTCCATTAATATACTCAGGAGGCACTACAGTAGCTCCCCCGGTAATCGTCCCATCAGATGCCACATCAAAATAACAATAGTTTAAAGCATTAGCAGCAAGCCCGCTAATTGTCATATCCGAAAGTAGTTTTACCAATCGATTAGTATGACCGCCGGCGGCGTGTATTTTAATCGGATTAGTTAAAGCAGAAATATTTATTGATCGACCTGTCCCCGCCGTCGCAAAATTCGGGTATCCATTAGTATCAACTGATCCGCTTTGTATGGTTTGGCGAACACCTGATGACATATTAATAAGTAATGACAAACTCATATAGAGTAAATCAAATCGTGCTTTTAGAGTTGCAAATAAATTCGCAAACGATACTTTTTTAAGAAGACCGGTAACACTATCCCAAAACCCGAACTCATCTGCATCGATTGGAGTAGCTTTGGAAGCAGCAGAATGGATTAAAAATTCAAACGATGTCGCAGACCATGAAGCGGGTTCAACCGATGGGCTATCCGTTGTATTTACATCACATCTATAAAATACTCCATCATACGACCAAGACTCACCGACCAATGCGCTCGATGTCCCCTGAACAAATATCCCCTTATAGTTTGCCGCTGACACAGCTGCTGATGCGGCAGATACTGCATTAGCCTCTTTAGCGTTAATACTTGCCTCAGTATTATTGAGCTGAGTTACAAAGGCAATCAGCTTCGTAACAAATGAAGATATAAACGTTACAAAAGTATCCGCTCTCGTTCTAAAATTCACCGCATCCGTTGAGGATGGAGGCGTTTCAGGTGCTACAAATTCAACATCTATGGCCATTGTTTATCCCTTGTTTTAAATTAACCCGATAGCTTCGCATGTGATTGCTGTCTCTACCGGTCCGTTCACGAGTGTTTCGTGCTTTTGGATATAACAGTACAAACTAAGAAGTTCGTATTTACCTGGCATAAAAACTACTCCTTTTCCTCGAGCATTGATAAGCGCCTTATAAACGGCATTAGCGGATCCCGTTCTAGCGAAGATATTGACATCGAGCGTTTTGGCATAATTGCCTTCACTCAAATACGTTGCACCGCTTGCGCTGTCGATAACAACAGAGGAGTAATCGATAGCACCCACAGTCACACCCCATCGGGTATTACCTAATACTTTAACTCGACCACAGGTAAAAATCCCACATTTAACATCGTTATCCCCATTGTCGATAATGATATGAAATGCTATATTCTGAGACAGCGTCGTTCGCTCATAGATGATAGATTCCACCTTATCATCGAGCCAATCACCATAAAAATAATCCTGCCAATCCATAATATCTCGGTAAGTCACATAGGTTTTTGTCTCTATAACTTCGGAAATATCTAGGTTGATAACCTCTATCGTGATGGTAGTAGCATCCAGGTTACCTAGATATAGCGCCTCTGCCCCGTATGCGGCTATATTTACCTCTATTGTCCCGTTTCTAACCGTCTGAGTATTGAGGAATTGATCAAACATGCGAAACTTATTTGTTGTCCCTAAGAATTTCCAATCCGTTGGATTCAAATTTGGCTGTATATTCGTATTATCAGTTAATGCTTGATACTCTCCATAGTTTATCGGTAGGTAAACTGTATCTCCGACGAGATACGGACCATCATTCCAATCTTCATACTCAGAAGCTGTTACATTAGAACTGGTGATGATTATCGCTCCGGGGAACATTATTTTTGTGCTCATGCCGTTACCCCCTGATTATTGCTGATTTGGGTGGCGGTAAGCTGTTTTTTTAGGATTTTAACGGTTTCGGTAAGTACCGCTACCAACTGAGCAGTTTGTTCCGTCTGCGCCCCCTGCTGATTCACGAGTTGTTTAATATCTATAGAAGTATTCGTAGCCCCGACTTTTTGGAGCATCATATCCGCAGGGATGTAAGTACTCTGCTCTTTCAGCGCATCGGTATAAGACTTCGTAAGCTCAGTAGAGTTTTTCAAAGCATCGCCAAGCTTTTGCCAGTTGTTAATTGCTTCAGGAGTAAATGTTGTCTTAATAGCCTGAGAGTACATATCGAGATAGTTATCTATCGTTACACCCGATACGCCGATAAGATTTGAATAGGCGTTTAAATCCCCCTGCGCCCATTCAGCTTGCAGACGTAATGACTCGAGTGTATCGCCTGAGGACTCAAGCATCCATGTTTTATAATTACGGGTATAGTCCACATATCCGCTCACCATAGTCGCAAACGTTTCTTGAACTGCTTTACCTATACCTGAAGCGTATTCGGTCCATGCAGAATAAAACGTATCGGTTAATGCGGGATTATCGACAAATGCACGAATAAAAGATTTATCGATAGCGCTATAAAATTCTGTCCCGCTATATCTCCCTGCCGATACGACGATAGTATCAAGATCGCCAAGCTGTCCGAGTAAATAGTCATAGGTTTCAAACATCCCCTCGATGGCTTTTTGCTCTTTTTCGCTTAACCCGTAATAGTTTGTCCATGAAGACGATTTGAACCATGATTTCTTTTTAAAATCAACATAGCTTTGAACCGCACCGGCACCACTCTCGGTAGTGATATCACTCCATGCTTGGATACCTGATCCGGTAGTTTTAGTTTTTCCGAAAGCCCCCCCGATCAAAGACCCGAGCGCCGAACCGATTACAGCCCCGACGAGCGTACCTACGACCGGAACCACAGACCCTATCATAGCCCCCGCCGCTCCACCTATAGCACCGTAGTCGGCCGCTTTCGTATCAGCTCCCAAAAGCTTATCCCCGATAGACCCCATAGCATAACCGCCTATCCCCCCCGCGATTCCTGCCGTAGCTAATCCACCCGCATACGCCGCACCGCTTAGACCGGATACACCTCCGCCTGCGAGGACGTTTGCACCACCTGCTAAAAAAGAACCCGTCCCCGTTAAACCCGCACCGTATGCCATACCCGCCATTTGCCCCATCATCGCAGACGGAGCATACAACGCAGCAGTCAAGCCCCCTGTTAAAAGAGAATAAGCCGTATTTGCGGTGGAAGCTATGTTCAACGCATCCATTACAGAAGAATAATCACTCCCTTGAAGAGTCACTTGACCACCCGCATCCATAACGGTACCGCCTGCGGTGGTCGTAAACCCTGCCGAATCCGTTGTCGCACCGATCAATGCCGCAGGAGTAGCGGCAGACCCGAATACCGATCCAAGCCCTCCGAATGTTTTGAAGATGTTTTGAATACCACCTGCTCCGGTATCGATCATAGCATCCGCGAGAGATTTTGAGAGACCGCGTGCGAGTGAGTTCGTCATCGCTCCCCAAAAGTCTTTTAACCACGATCCGAATGACTCGAACTTTCCGGTCATAGCATTGAAGAACTGATCATCCATCGCTTTATTGATGTTACCCATCAGGTCAAACCAAAACTTGTTTTGCTCCTCAAATGTTTTTTGGGCTAGATCCGCTTGCTCTTTTGCACGTTTTTCATCGATGGATAGGATCGATGCCGAAACATAACGCTCGATATCGACGATGTCATTCCCCGCAGCGGCAAACTCTGCGGCACGGTTGGAGATGTTTACTATCTCATTGTCATACCAGTTACCCGAAGCGTCATTGATGGCGGAATACATTGTCTCAGAGCTTCTTAGATACTCTTGATCCGCTTTTTCTTTAGCAACAATTTCATCTTGAAATCGTTTTATACCGTCATTAATCCTCTCATCAAACATCTTTTGCTCGATATCTGCCAATTCTTTCGCTGCTTTTTTTGCTTCAGATATTTTCTTATCATAATCTTCTAAGTAAAAAGGAGCAGTAAAACTATTATCTTCAGGCTTGTAATCACTTTTAAATTTATTTTTCAACCCTGCAAGAGTTTTATAGGTATTCACTACGTTTTTAGTGTATTTTTCAGCTTCCAAGCTTGCGGAATGGTAGTCCATTCGTGCCTTAGCAGCATCATACCCTCCATCAGTAAGCAACCCTGATATTGATCCATATTTAGCGTGTGTTTCAGCTACAGTAGCGTACGCCATTTTTGTATTAGCTATAAATTGTCCTATACCGTTTGTTGCAGTGCTTAACCCCAAAATGAAATATTCAAAAAAGCCGAAATTATTTACCATTTCATCTGATGATCCTAAAACTTCATCGGCCATAAAATCAAACGCATCCGATACAGTATTTACCATAACCGTTGACGTATCCCCGATTAAACTAAAAGCATCGCCTCCTACCTCTCCCAATGCAGAAAAATCGTTCATAGCTCTATTTGCAAATAGATCAATATCGGATGAGTTCGTAACTATCCATCCGGATAAATCTTCAATATGTCCAGATAAAAGATCGATAGCCGGTACCATTGACGTGAGAAGCTTTACTTTTGCCCCATCAATCGATAAACCTATTCGTGTAAAACTATCATTAAACCGCTCCGCAGCATCGGTAGTGGTTTTATCCATATGTCCATTAAACTCTTTAATGGCTTCACTTCCGCCGTTGAGGAGTGGAATCATATCCGCACCTGATTTTCCGAACAACTGCATTGCAAGCGTTGATTTAGCAACACCGTTTGGCATATCTTTAAATCTATCTGCTACTTCCAACAAAATCGTATTTGAGTCTTTAATATGCCCATTTACATCTTTGCTCGAAATACCGAGATTTTCAAGAGCGTTCTGTGCATCTTTCCCGCCACCCATAGATATTTCACCGAGGTTTTTATTAAGCTTAAGTACACTTTTGCCTATATCTTGGAGTGCAATATCAGAGAGTCTCCCCGCCGCTTGCAATGAATACAAATCATCAACAGACATCCCGATCTTTTGAGACATTTTACCTATTGAATCAGCTAGATCTAGTGATTGTTTAATAGAATTCTGTAAATTATCAAGAGCAAAATATCCGGCTATTGATGCTCCTGCAGTTTTAGCGAAGCTCTCCATCTTCTGAGTTGAAGACTTCATTAGCCCTACAGCTTCATCCATCCCTTTTCGGAGCTGAGCTGTATCGGCGGCAATGATGATGTCAAGTGCGCCGAGTGGCATTGGTCCTCCTTATTTTGCGGTCATAATTTGCAATATTGCCGATTGAGCCTCTTTGATTTGCTCATCAGTCATATCTTCAGTGTCTAATTCAGACACTTTCCTCACATTATTTTGATAAAATGCATAATCAGAAGCTTGCTTATTTGCGTTGCTTATCCCGCTATTTGCGGTAATGGCACATAAAACACTATTTCTTTTATCAAACATTCTCTCTTCATCACCAAAAGGCTCTAACTTATAGAACTCAGTCCAATCATCAAGCTCATCCGCCGACATTTCATTCTCTAAACGCTCTACTGTCATACCAAGCTTTAAAGCAAGGCGAAATCGGAAGCGACGCTCTTCTGTTACGCCTCGTCTTCCTTGAAAACGTTTCCCAATTCTTTAAAAATACGCTCAATAGCTTCAGCTGATCTTTTCCCCAAAATAGGTTCAATCTCATCATCTGTAAAAAGACGTTCGCCGTTTTCATCACAGAGTGCGAAACCAACAGATTTTAAACGAAATTCGGCGTATGCTTTTTCAGCATCAATACCTTTTTTCATAGTAAACGTAGGTTTTTCACCCTCTTTTTTAGGTGGTACAAATGTCATAAATGCTTGGTTAAGCTCTATGAGCGAATCCCTTTCTAGGATGCTTCTACGCTTAACGCAAACTTCCCCTCCCCATTCAGGAACATTTATTTTTTCTACCTTAATATCAGGCCCTTTGCTGATTTGTTCTTTAGTAAGTACCATAATTAGCTCGCTAACGTGATATCCGGAGCACCGCTCGCTTGAAAACCAAACTCAAATGAAAGAGCGGCACCTTTACCTGGTACGATATTTGGGATTCCGGATACATACCCATCACGAATGATTGTTGTTTTACTCCCTGTAGCAGGTGTGATCTGGTCGTTAAATTCGATCTTGATTTTTGTGTTTGCATTCGTTTCACCAAGAGCCATGACACGCGCTTGCCCAGCATCATCAGCGATAAAATTACACTTTAATGAAAACTCAGGCGCGTCTTTTAGCCCATCTGAAACGTAATCTTTATAACCGGTAGAGTCGAAGTTCGTAACGTCAATTTTTCCCGTTTTATCACCTAGGATTCCTGGAATATCCGTCATCTCCCCAACTTTTACAAATGTATCAGGAGTATTGGTCTCGATATAAATCCCAACCCCTAACGAGTTCTTTGCCTTACTGCCCATTTTGAGACTCCTCAAATTTTAAATATGAGGGTATTTTATTTGAGTTATTTTCTATGGGTTTAAAAAGTTACACGCTGTAACTTTTTCGGTGGAAAAGTTTTTGTGAGTCTACTTGACGATATCGTCAGAGAGAATATAATCGAGGATTTGAACGTGCAGTTTGGTGTCGTTTTCATAATCTTCCATGTGCATAGCTTTGTTCCCTTTGCCACTCATAGCATTTTTTACATCGGTTTCTGCGATACTTAGGGCTTCATTATATTTTTTAGAAAACACTTTAATCTGAAACCGCCCCATATCAAGGCTCTCAGTACCGTCAAGAGTACCCGTATCGAGTGAACTGATCCGATGATAGGTGATGTATGGGGGTTGAGTGTCTTGAGGAGCTACGAGCGGGTAAACACGATCACCAATCTTTGGTATGGCGGATAGCAGAGTATAAAGCCCGATTGAAATGCTCATTTTGTTGCCTCATCAAGTTTTGATTTGATCGTATCGATCACTTTGTTTAGAACATCCTCTCCCGCTTCATCGTATGCGGGTCTCATAAATGGGCGGGCCGCCATTTTTGAGGTTCCGAACTCTTGGAACCGTCCATAAAAAACACTTTTCCCTTTTCGCTTGTTTTTTGTCGGCCTGATCCGAAAAGCGATCACCCCTTTTTGCGCTCTAGATCCGCTCACTTTGATCGAGTCTCTTAGTGTCCCCTCATCGACTGGGACATAGCTTTTGGCTTTTTCTTTGATGACGTTCGCCCCCTGACGAACCGCCGCACGAATTACTTTTTTTTCGAGTTTATCGGGTAATGAATTTAGCTTTTTAATAAGCTCTTCTAACCCTTTGATCTCTCCGCTCATAAAATCTCTTTTGCGATAATAATCAGCTCTTTATTTCGCTCATCTTTATTTTGCACGTTCAAAATGTCAAAATAACGATCAACGAACTTGATCCTATGCTTAGGTGTCACACCCGCTACGAATCGACATAGTATTTGTGAGGTTGCATCGGCGAACACTTGGTTACTCATAAAACGCTCACCGCCGGTGATCGGCTTGATATCTGCCATTGTTTCATCGAGCACTGTTTCACCATCACTAAACCCGCCCGTTGCATCACGAACCTCTCCGATGGTTATAAACTGTATTCTATGTTTCAATCGTCCTGATCTCATAATGTAATCACCCGATATTTACTGATGAGATAATCGTTATACTCATTAACGATAGGGCTAACCGATACCCCGACAACGACCTCTTCACGATGCTCGAACAATGTCGCAATACGGATAAGTATCCATTGCTTGATCGGCTTTGGTACTGATGCCGCATCCGCATACCCTGCGGTAAACGTCACACGAACCGGATCGATTACATTGGCGATAGACGGATAAGAGGCATTTGGTTTTTTAACGATCACTGCCGGCTCCGAATAATAGCTCACCGAATACAGCGACGGATCGAGGAGCGCATAGCTCTCCAACCCATCAGGAATATACTCGATTTTATCGACCGAGATCAACGGCGGTTTTTTAAGCTCAAAACGCTCCGGCAGAGTATCCATCGTCATTTCATAAACAGCGCTCATAAGTTGGCGGTTGGTAATATCCTCCGCCTGAGCCGTTGCCACTTCGATTAGGAACTTGATGAGACTATCATCATCGGCGGACAATATGCTCAAATGTGCTTTCGCTTCATTGAGTGTTACCGGATACTCACTCGGAGCTGTTTTGAGTTTCAAGCCCATTGTTATTCTTCGTCTTTATTATCGTCGGATTTTCCCGCGGGAAAATCCTCAGTTTTCTTAGCTTCATCGCTTGGATCTTCTCCGATCATCGACTTTTCTACGAACGCTTCCACCTCTTCATCACTGAGAACAACCCCCTCGATCTGAGCCGCTTTTAGTGCTACCTGAGCGTAGAGCTCACGAAGCTCTGAAACGAGCGTCTCTTTTTCGAGAATTGCTGTGCTCTGCGCTAGACGCTCTGCCTCTGCATTTTTTACCGATTCAAGTTTTAAAACTGCATGATCATAGGCTTTTTTATTGGTAGGCAGAGCTTGATCAGAGTTAACCAAAGCTATGGCTTCTTTGATTGGTAGATCAATAATTTCACCGGGAGAATAACTGCCATCGTCACCGGATCGCCCGGTGAGCAGTTTTAGCTTAATGGTATCCATAATTTACCCTTTACGCCGTAGCCATTTTGAGCACTTTTACCGCTTCAGGAAGCACCAGTTTACCGTCAACACGCTTATCGATACGGAAACCTACATGTCCGGTAGTAGCATAAAGCTCATCCATACGTTTCATCGACATCGCTTTACGGTCTTTGATGAAGTAGTAGCTCATATCTCCAAATGAGATAGGTGTTGCACCAGCCGCGATATCGGGCATATTTTTATTTAACACAATTGGGCGACCGAGCAATGTTGTCGGAGCACCGTTAAGCCCTTTTGTTACAAGATAATCCCCGTTGCTGTCTTTGAGTTTCATCAATTTTACGAGTGTGTTACGATTCATTTTCCATGTCGCATCAGCCGCATAATCTTCATCGAGTGATCCCCAAAGGTCGATAATTTCATCTGCTGTAAACGCTGTGGTTGAAGCAGCTGTTTTACCGATTTGAGCATCTACCAAAAATCCGGTTGGTTTACCTACTCCATCTCCGATAACAAATGCTAGTTCTTCGGCTTTCGTCGTAGATTTTGTAAATTTCATAGCGATATAGGCTTCGATGCTTGAAAAACTGTCTTGAAGCAACTCTTCAGTGACTTTGATGATACGTCCAGTTTTGTACGCTTTCATAATCACTTGTCCGATAGTAGGATCAGACTCAGGGTATACACCAGCTTCGTCAATCCATCCATTCGCACCATCATCGCCCTCTACCGGAATATTCTCAGTTGAAGTGGAGATACTAACTGTCCCAAGAGCACGCATAGGAGATTTTTCGCCGAGTTTAGTGATGATCGTTTCAGCAAATGTTGTTGGTACCAAATACCCCCCCTTATCTGCTGTCCCCTCATTAAGAGCACGTGTTTCAGCTTCGGTAAGCGGTTTACGGCTTTGCCCTTTCCAAAATGCAGCACGATAGGTTTCATTTTTTTCTTCACCCTCTGCCTGTGTACCCGATGGAGTACCACCGACCAACGGAGCACGTTGTTCTGATTTTAGATAGGATTCGCGTTTTTCAGCTTTTTCAGCGCGAGAAACCGCATCAGCGATTTGAACTTGTGTTTGATCAAACTGTGCGTCAAGTTCGTCATATTCTTTTGCCTGAGCTTCGCTAAGTCCATTTGGATTAGCTGCCAACATGGAGCGCATTTTACCGTCGAGTTCTGCCAAAAAGGCACGTAGTTGTACAAGATTCATAGGATAATCCCCTTTGTTTTTAGATTGAGTTTTCTACGGAGTACATCCGTATCCAAAAGCGTTTCCGCTTCACCGCGTTTCCCACCGAATGAACGTCCGATAGTCGCTCCTCGGTCAAACCCCTTCCAAACCGCAGAGAGCTCGACAATCGTGTAATCGGTTACGAGTACATGGGTCGGTTCTCCTTGGCGTGAAGTGATGATGACATCGTTGACGATATACCCGATACTCACATCAGTTAGCACTCTGTCCTGATATTTTTGGAATACCTTTAGAGCATCTTCATCGCTTCCGAAATAAACATCAGATTTTGCCTCACCGTCTTCGATGCGCTTATTATCGATACGACCGATAGCGTTATCAACGCTTGGGCAGTGATCTTTGAAAAACGTATTCAGCTCATCGAGATTTGCACCGTTGACATCGAGCTCTTCGATATAGATTTCATCTTCCCACCAGTCATATCGCTCTCCGGCATTGTTTCGACTGATGAGGATAAACGGAACCATCCGATTCTCAACATCAATCTCCACTGGTTCAGCCCTGACTTTAGGGCACACACCCAACCCGCATGAACGATGAACGACACCGATCTCATTCATACGGGCAATAATCTCCGCCTTACTTCGTGGTGGTGGCATTTTCACCCTCCTTTGTCATATTGAGTGGATAGAGCGGATCGTCTAACCCGTCTATCGGGTTAAGATCTTCCATCTCTCTCGCCTCATTTCTTGTCATCCAACCATCTTTTATCCCTGATCCGTATGCTGTATAACGGGATGAAGTATCACCGCGTAAGAGTGCGGCGAGGTTGAACTTCACGTAATAACTCTTTTTCTCACCATCAGAGAGAAGTTTTCTGCGGCACTCTTGCTCGATGTTTACCACCCACGGACGGATAGCATCGGTAACGAACTGGATGGATTGGTGTTCGATGTTGGAAAAAGTCGCGTTTGTCATCTCATTGATCATATGCGGTGGGATACGAAACACCGAGGCGATATCGGATTTCGTAAATTTTCGGCTCTCTAAATACTGGCCGTCACGATTTGAGATCGTAATCGGGGTAAATTTAAAACCATCTTCGAGGATCAGCGGTTTCCCTGCATTCATTAAACCCTGATAGTTTTCCTTAAAGCTATCCTTAAATCTAGTGAATGCAGTATCGCTCATAGATTTAACGCCCTCACCCGACACGACACCGCTAGGTGTTGCACCGTTTTTAAACAACGTCCCCCCGAACTCCTCCATAGCGATAGAGGCTCCGATGGTGTGTCGGTTATACTCGATAGGGCTCATCCCGATCAAACCGTCCATCGTCATACCCAAGATATGGAGCACTTCATTCGGATAAAGCGGTACCGTTCCTAATTTATCATGCTGATAGAGATAGCGAAGTTCCCCAGACTCGATACGGACAATACTCATTTTCTCAGGAAACAACGGATAAATACCGATCACTTTGCCGGCATTGTTTCGGACGATCTGAGAGTAATGATTTCCGCGTAATGCCAAATGCACCATCACCACCACACGCCAAGTGTAGGATGTCATTTCACTATTTGGTTCATCGTGTAAAATTGAGTAAAGAGTATGGTCAAATGCTTTATTGTTTAAAACTTTTCCGTTTGAAGTTTCGCGTTTATAGACTGAAAACGGTAGTGATGCTATCGACTGAGATAGAATATTGACACAATCATACACGGCCGTATGAGCAAGAGCACGCTCACTGGTTACACTGATACCCGATGAGGATACATTCCCGCCGAACATATCCAAAAGCCAACGGCTTGGAGATGATAGCGTCGAAGTTTCGCGATGAGCAAATAGTGAGATAAGACTCATTTAGACCCCTCACTGAGATGATCCCATAAAGCCCATACCATCAAAAGCGTGTGAACGATAAATGCCATACCAAATACCTTTGAAGCACTCATCGAAGCCACGAGCCAAATACCTAAAGCCATCCCCATAATGAGAATCATCGCAACAATGTAAACGATAAAGAGACCTCTGATATTTTCCATATCGCTATTTTAGGTATATGAAACAATCATCCCTAAAAAAGTTACACGCTGTAACTTTTTACACACTTCGCATCCCTCTCGTCTCATAAACACTTACCGCAGGAGGCTCGAAAGTGATTGCACGGGCGTAAGTGTTGATCGTCGAGGCACATCCGTCGATTTTACGGGTTGGGTGTTTTTTATCGGGCTTTATATTCCCAGCTGGATCTTTTAAAACAGTTAGATTCGATACCATCCAGTTCATTACCGGATTATCATCATGAGTAACTGCCCTATTTTTGATATCATCTTTAAAATTCGATGTCGGTTCCGAAATCGTTAAAAAACCCTGTCGAATCTGCACACACCCCTCGAAACCAGTATTTTTTTCGATATTTGAGACTAAAGTAGCCGCACGATATGGGTCATAACAGATCTCATTCACTCCATCTTGCTCGATATCGTTGATAATATCACGCTCGATGTACTCTAAATCAATAGTTATTCCTGGTGTTGCTGTAATATATCCTTTTAAAACCCATGCAGAAAGTGGTACCCTTAGCTCTTTTTCACGCTCTTGTATAGTGTCTTTTGGGATATAGAAGTGTGTTTTAATGTGCTTTTTCCCATTTGGTAGGAGATATGTAGTAGTTTTTGACGTAAAATCATCCGAACGACTTAGGTCAACCCCCAAAAGTATCCCATACGCTTCACTCACGTCAACTTCAGGTTCAGCACATGATTTCCATTGCTCAAAAGAAATAAAATTTTCAGCCGCATTTACCCATCGGTTCAGCTCTTTAACAAGGAAGTTATTCAGCGCACTCGGTTTGTTTTGCGCAAGATTAGCCATTTTTCTCATATGGTCATATGTTTTAGATATTCCCAAGTTTGGATTCGCTTTGTACCATACACCCTCATCGAATGGATCGTCATCTTTGTCCAACTCTGCTATAAATGCAAAGTACCCATCATCTTCTAATACCCCGTCCATAACTTTTTTAGCGTACTCGTATTCGTCATATCCGGGAGATGATATATTAAACCCTGCGGTAGTTATGTAGAACATCATCGGCTGCACTCTCGCACCCTGAGAAGACTGTACAACTTCGATCATCGATCGGTCAGGGTGAGCATGTATCTCATCCCCAATACCGAATCCAATATTAAGCCCATCTTCTGTTTTACTTTCACGCCCCAATGGTTTGATCGTCGTATCCGTCTTTGTAACAGTAATTGTTGAATATATATTGGTAGTATTGGATGTGAGGTCTTTGCTATATTTGATCATCTTTTCGCAACCATTCCAAACAATCTTGGCCTGGTCCCGTTTGGTTGCAAATGTGACGATCTGATTCCCTTTTTCCGTTGTAAGAATCGATTCGGCGAGAGCAACACCGGAGGCTAAGATCGATTTTCCGTTTTTACGTGCGAGGTACCATAGAGCCGTGTGAAACCGTCTAACCCATATCGGTTTCCCATCACGTAGCATTGGTTTACCATCTGCGCCCAACCGTTTACGCTGCCACCCGAAACATATGGCTAACCCTTTACGTTGCCAACCCTCTAAGACAATTCTTTGCCCTGCAAGCTCCCCCTCGAAATGGTGAAGCTTCTCGATGATAGCCACGTATGCAAGCCCTAGCTCTTTTACAAATCGTATATCATCACGCCGACCGGACGCAACATCCTCTAAATCACGCTGATGGCGTTCAAACGTCTTCTCATAATAGGGCTTAGACATCTACCGTCCCGACTAGATTGTTGATATCGTTGGCAAAATCAAACAGACTCCCACCCTTATCCATCTCTTCACCGAGTTTCATCCCCATCTTCTTACGGCTATAAATCGAAAGCCCCAACTGGCCACCTATCGTTACGAGTGTTTTTTGAGTCATTTGGATCGCATTGAAAAGAGGGTTCAGATATTTTCCCCCTTTCGTACTCGTTGAGACAACATCCTGAGTTGACATCTGCACTTCTAAATCAATGTATCGCTCATACGCTTTTGCATAACACACGATCAGAGGCTCATCGACGTGGCTGTAATTTTCTCCGAGCTCCTTTTTCAACTCTTCGATTTTTCGCAATGCGATATCGCCTAAAATATTATCGTGAGGGTTGGTTACACTTCCCGAAGTGGTTGTAACTGGAGCTTTTTTCGATAGAGGCACGAAATCGCCCCACTCCTCTTTTTTGGCTTTTTTTGAAATCCCTTGACGGCTCACTCCATAGTGTGAAGCGAGTGCGTTTTCAGAGGCAAACTTACCACCGCTCCAATCTTTGTGGATACTTTCCCAATCAATGATCTTAGTTGCCAAACCCTACCCCCTCAGATTCAGTTTTTGTAAAAAGATGAGAGGACAGGCGGTGTAGCGTCGGTCGGTCTGTAGAGATTTCACCCCCCTACCCCTATACCTTGATCTTTATCCAATGGAAGCTCAAAAAATACAAACCCACAATTAGAACATGTTCTAACTATCGCTTCATGTCCACTAATACCACATAATGCTTGTTTATTGACAACGGCAACAACATTTTCTTCAAATTGATCATGAAAATTATTGTTTCCGCACTTAGGACATTTTTTTGTAGTTCCGTAAATATTCACTTTCTTCTCCTTAAATCATCTGAAGTCTTAACCGCATGGCACTGATGGCAAAGCGGTTGCAGGTTGGTAATGTCGAGACGTTTAGTAAAATCAACCTCGATAGGTACAATATGATCCACGACATTCGCGGCATTGACGATTCCCATCATGTCACACTTGACACATAATCCTCCGTGATCTTTCATCACCTGATCGCGAACCACTTTCCACTCTTTCGAGTGATAGAATTTATCATGCTCTCGGTTGCGATGGTTATGATCGTACACTTCGTTCTTATGCTTGATCGCTTCACGTCGATGCGCTTCACAGTATCGTTCACTCATCGGAATCAATGCGTTGCATCCCGCTTGATTACAAACTTTTGACGGCATCATCCAACCTCATACTTCCAAGTCCAAACAACATCCAGTTCAGGTTTACTTTACGACGGATGCAAAACATCACAACATCTTCATACGGGATCAACCCGCGCATCTTCATCACTGCCAAATTGTTAGGTTTAAGACCCAACACGAAAGCAACGTGTTTGTCCTTGATCTTCTTGGTAGGATATTCATGACTTATCACATCCTTGATTCTCTCGACGATCTCATCCATTCTATTTCCGTTCATGACACCCTCACTTGGTTTGATAATCCGATCATCATCTCATTGACTGATCGTGCAGGATTAAGTGCCGGTACTGTCGTATGCTTTTGAATCACATATGCGGCACGTACTTGGATAATCTCTTTTGTGTGTCCGTTCTCTCTCTCGGACAATCCGATCAAGTGTGTTGGATGAATTTCGAGTTTGGAATGGATCCCGTACAGTTTCGGAAACTCTTTACGAATCCACTTCATCTCTGACACATCCTGAGAACATAGCCACACCCAACCGCCGAGTGCATCGATGACAGAGTTAACGACTGGATCTTGGAATGTGACAGAGGCATACTTCCCCGCTTTATATATCCCACGTTCAACATCGCTCCACGCCAACATCGCTATCGCTTCGATGTCAGGTTTGGCATAGTCGAGTATTTCGGCAGGCTTTGGAAAGTATGCAAACTTTCTCCCCGATAATATTGATTTGATCGAGGCAGTGAACTCAGCATCGCTCATATCGCTCAACACCATCCAGTAGCCATCCAACAATGCACCACTTACTTTTCGATCATACAACTCACCGAGCATTGTCATGTGAGCACTAAATAAATCAGGGTTAAGCATGTCTTGGCTCCCATTTTTTTACTACTTCGATATTGTGCGCCGTCGTGTCGCTGATCGCACCACTCGCAGCCATAGCCCGTGCCGCGCTGATATGTTCGTTGAGATAACCCTCGAACTTAGGACCGAACAATGTTTCAGGTCTCAAGAATGACACCATCTTCGTATCGTTTTTCCATACTGCTGTTTTTTTATCGATCACCGTTTTGAAATCTTCAATAGTGAACCCCTCTTTCATCCGAGCATCGATGAGCTGTTTTGTTTTCGGGGTTGATGCACGGTAGCTTGATCCGATTTGTTCGTTGAGATAGGTGATGATCGTTTCGTATGGTTTATCCACAGGTTTTATTTGGGGGGCTTTAGGGGAAGATTCAACTGACGGTTCAACCTGATGGTTAAGTGATGGTTCATATACCCCCCCACCACGTTGGGAGTCCCCCCCCATATCGTTGGGGGTACCCCCCCCACCACGTTGGGAGTCCCCCCCCATATAGTTGGGGGTAGTATCCGCATGAATTTTATATAGATTTGATGTAGTGCTATTGTTATCTCTCGTCCGTGTTTCTCTTGATAAAAACCCTAATTTTATGAGTCTATTAATGACATTCCGTAATCCCTGATCGCTTAACCCTGTTTTTGACATAATCGTCGTATATGACGGGTAACACTCCCCATCATCGTTAGCATGATCGGCAAGAGCTATAAGTACGAATTTATCGGTACTCTTTAAGTCCAGTTCCCAAACTTTTGACATTATTTTTATACTCATGCCGCGTCCTTGTCTTTAACTTCATAATGAACCGTATATGCTCTTTTTTGCCCTATGCCGAGCGTACCTGCAAGCGCGAAAGTATGTGGAGCCACTTTGTTATCCACACACCACCGTATAAGCCACTCTGTAGCCTCTGTGCGGTTCAGGGGGCAGAACTTCGCCACCACATTACCTAACCCGCCTAACGTAGCGATAAGCCTCCCGTAAACACTCGGTAATGCTTCATCGCCTGAGCGTATGGAAAATATATCAATCTCTCGTTTGTGATCGTATACGCTGGATAAGCGCATTATGCAGGTGAAAGCGATGTCAAACTGCCTCATCTGATAGGAATCGTGTCGATTGAATTGGACTTGCATGACATGACCTAATACGCTTTCGCGCCCTCTCGATGCTGATACTCGCATCCTTTGTCTCGGTAGAAATAGCGAGCATGAGTTCCGCCTCGATCATTCGGCTCATAGATCACCATGAGGGGACTTACTGCATTAGCATCATCGAACTTGGCTTTCAGGTCGGAGATACGCTGGGTAAGATGGCGAATCCCTTTTGCGTAGGCTTCATCATAGGTCAACGACCCGCCCTTCATAAAATGAGTGTGAAGCGTATACGGTGTTGAGTTCGGTTTAAAGGTGATCGTCGCCATAGTTAACACTCACAATTTATTTTTTGAGATATTGTTTGGGCTTTACACTTTGTAAATTGCAAAGCCATAACCCCTATTCTCTTCTCAAAAAAGAGCCAGTGCCTTACTTTTTTGACACCCAAAAAAACTTTTTTACCCTCGAAGCATTGATGCCCAACCATAATAATTATTTTCAAGACCATTCCCCTATTTAAGTTTTTCGAGGACAGCGTGGAGCGCACCGAGTTCGTCGGTCGCTATTTTTCGCAGGTGTGCACGTTCGGTTTCATCGATCTTACCGTCGGCGATAGCGTTGTTGAGAGATTTACTCAGCTCCCCAGTATGCGATTGAACGTCCAACGTCGCACGCATCACCTCGATGATCGTGCAAGATGCCCCGTCTCTGATCTTGCCGGACTCTTTCATCGCGTCGATGATCCGTGGATCTCCGGTGAGGATAGTGAGCTCGATTACGCGATCAACTGATAAAGGCTTGTCTTGATTTGGGTCAAGCACGGCGTATAAATATTTTCCAGTTGTGTTGAGAAGTTCTGCAACGCGCCCAATTTTGCAATTATTTTTTTCCATATAATCGCGTACTACAATTTGAGCAGTTTCATACACTTCGCGAAACGGGACCGCTTCACTAGCGAACATTTCTTCTAATGGGGGTTTTTTCATGCTATCTCCTCAGGGTGGAATTGTTTTTTTGATTCTTCTTGATGGTGCACGGGGGTATCTGGCATACTTACAAATGATTTGCCAAATATGAACGGTTTAATGTCATACCCTGCATGATGAATCTTTAGTAGCTTTTTACGGCTAAGAAGTCTTTTTGCATTTAAAGCCAGACTTATTTCGGCAGGATAAAGCCCTGTTTCTCCAGCTATTTGAACGTTTGTTTTATCTTCAATAGTTTTCATGGAACAAATATTACTAAAATAGAAATAATTTAAAGCTTAAAAAGTTTCTATTTTAGTAATTAATAACAGTTACTATAATAGTAATAAAATAAAGGCAATGGATTATGACACCGGAAGATAGATTAAAAATGTGGGTAGATGAGGGTGGTAGAGGCACTCAAACTAAGCTTGCAAAACATTTAAACACTACTACGGTGGCTGTAAATAAGTGGATAAATGACCCTGCATATAAAATTCAGACAGAGCACATGGTTGCAATTGAGGACTTTTTTGGAAAGCCAAGAGGATCGCTTCTCGATGATAATCTTAAATCTGTTATGAATGTTCCTGTTATTGGCGAAACTTCATGCGGTGCGGCAATAGGTTCATCTTTTCAAGATGTTGGTCGTACTTGCTACTATAGAGGCGATATGTTCCATAATGATTTATATTGCGTGATCGCTTCGGGCGATAGTATGGCTCCTGAGATAGAGGATGGTGATGAGATCGTCTGTGATCCTAGAGTAAAGCCTGCTCACGGGGATTTGGTTCATTATCTCATACACGGTGAGAGTGCTGTAAAAGTGTATGTCGTTGATAACGACGCTCATATCGTTCAGTTTGTACCGTATAACTCATCTGAGACTTTTAAAACACGGACGATACGGTTGGACGATGAGGAAGCAGGAGAACTAAAAATTGTGAAAGTGGTAGCAGTAAATAAACTAAAGTTTAATAATAAATCAGCTCGGCTAAAGCTGATTGGTAGAGCCTAAAAATTAGTTACTTATTTTTGGCCTTGTAATATAATACATTAGCCCGAGAGGCAACCCTACAACTATCCAAACAACAAACAAAACTACAGTTCCTGCAAGCCCTGCTATTCCTGCCCCATCCTCTGAGCCTATCAACCCAAAAAACATCGATAGAAAAATCAGGATCATTATGAAATTAAACGCTTCAAAAACAAACTCAAATATTTTACCTACAATGGTTCGTTCAGGTACCTTAACCATATAACCGCAATGCGGGCATCTATATGTAGTGTTACTTACTTCTTTACCGCATTCAGGGCATTTTATCAAAGCCATACTTTTCCTTATTCTTTCCCTAATATCCGCTTATTAAGAGCTTGTTTTAACTCAGCTTTGAATTTATACAGATCCTCAACTCGATCAATATTGGTTTTAACTTCAGAACCTTTTTCGTCGCCGGGGAATGCAATAGCTTTTTGTTTGCCATTAAAATATAAACGACATAGCCATTTCGTAACTTTACCTTGATAGAGAATTGTAAAATAATTTACAGTGTCTTTAAATGTAATATTACCTAGATCTGTCTCATTTCCGAGCAATGATTTTACAATATAATATCCCTCAAGTTCTTCATCAGTGGTAATAATTTGATTCTTTTCTTCTTGGATTGGTTCTTGATCCATAGTAATATCTATTTGTAAGTTTGATTGTAAAGCATTTATTTTATCGCTTGCAATATCATGTAAAACTTCTGAAAACGACTTTTTAATATACCCTCTAAATTCATCGATTACTACCGCAGTCATCATCTTATCAGTCAACTTACGTGCAAATAGTTTGACAAAATCATCAGAAGGGTTTTCAATCTCTACTTTAAACGCTGATTGTATCTCCCTATGAAATTTCTTTGCACTCGCCATGTTTAAAATAGAGTCTACATCCAAACTGTCTTTAGCAAACCGTTCAAGCTCTTTTATATCACGGTCACGTAGATTTTCTAGATTTACAACTAGAAACGGCACCTTATCCATTCGGTTAGTCTCTTCAATGTCTGAAAAAAATCTGTATTCTAACCCATTGGTCAAAATTGCAAATTTAGCGTCTGTTACATTAAAATAACGGATCAACTGGTTATTATGGTTATCGAGTTTTTCCGTATGGTTTTTAGCCTCAATAACCATAATAGGATGTCCATCTCGTAGAATAGCATAATCTACTTTTTCACCTTTTTTTATTCCTATATCAGCAGTAAACTCAGGAACTACAATAGTAGGATCAAATACGTCGTAACCCAATGAGCTCAAAAACGGCATAATAAATGAATGTTTTGTAGCCTCTTCCGTCAAAATCTTTTCTTTTAAAGTTTTAATCCGCTCAGAAAGCTGTTTTAGTTTAATCTCCAAATCCATACATTTATCCTTCACAAATATTCATATTTATCATTATCGCCTAAATAAATTACTATTTTAGAAACTTTTTAAGCTTTGATTAATTACTAAATTAGTAATATTCTTCAAGCGAGTTAAAAAACGAGCTATCAAACGGGGCGAGTTGCCCTGAGACCTGACAGTGAAAAGTAACCGTTGATCGGTGGTGCTGGTTTGGGATGAGTTTCCGATGACAGGAGACTGAACGGCGAAGCAGCCGTGATAATTTTCCCGCGGGAAAATTTGAGATAATGAGTGTCTAATGAAGCCCATCGAGACAAGGCGATGGGTTTCACAACCACTCGAAGCAGTCGCGCCAATGAACAATCCATCATACGATCTCCTAAATCGAAACGGCATTACCGAGCGACCGCTTCACTCCCCCCTACCCCAGAGTCGAACAAACCACAAAGATGGGATTTTTATTGCAAGGTGGGGGATAGAGCTTTCTACGAGGCACAGGTTCCCTTTGTGGTTCGCTGAGTCACGTAGAGAGCTTACAAAATTTCCCTCGGGAAAATCCACCCGAAAAAGGTCAAGTTATGATTTGTGAAAAATGCTTTAAAGAATACGAACAAAAGTTTATAGGGAAGTTCACAGATGGAGGAGCTGAAACAGTAGAAGTTTCCAAAATCCCTATTGGTTCATTGTTGCTTACCAATTATAAACCTTATTTTAGACTCTATTTTAAAGCGCATAAGCCTCTTAAAAAAGGTGGAGTCAAGGAAATAAAATTTGAGCAAATGTTCAGAGCTGAATTTTGTGCTAATTGTGGAGAAAAACAATCAAAGGACACCGCATGATCATCACCCTCGCACACACCAAAGGCGGTGTCGGAAAATCAACTCTCGCGTGGCATCTCGCTCACGGCCTGAAACAAACCGATAAAGTCGAGATCGTAGACATGGACTTCAACCAAACACTCTACTACATCAACCGCATGGCAGGAAACCCGTTCCCTGTTCACCAACCGCGCAACGTTGCAGAGCTATACGATCTGATCAGCCGTACCACACATGACGTTACACTCATTATGGATATCGGAGGATTCGACAGCGATCTAAACCGTGCGGCGATACGTCACAGCGATCACGTCATCATCCCTATCACCCCTGATCGGGTCACTGAAGTTTTAGGGTTCCGTACATTTGATGCGATCCTATCCGAACTAGACACCATCGATACAAAGTTTCACATACTGTTCAACAATATCCACGCCTCTACCCGCAACTTCGACAAATTCAAAAAAGCGGTCAAAGGTGAGAGATTCACGATTCTGAAAAGCGCGATCCGATCCCGCAAAATCTATTACTCGACGATGGGTAACGGTCAGAGCGTATTTGACAGCATCGGAAACGTATCGGCACAAAGGGAAATTGAGGAGCTTATCGATGAACTTAGCCAAGCTTGACGAAGTCATAAACGAAACTGCCCCGCGTACGAACGGTATCCAAAACGGAACCGCTGATCTGTATTTGCATGAAGTCTACCCCAACCCCGACCAACCCCGAAAACACTTCGACCCCGTTTCACTCTCAGAGCTTGCCGAATCGATCAAGTCAAAAGGGTTGATGCAGCCGATAGTCGTAGTACGTCGAAGCGACGGGTATATGATCATATCGGGTGAGCGACGGTACCGAGCGCATCAGATCAACGCATCGATCACCATCCGCGCCATCGTCACCGACCGAGACGATCTATCTATCGACGAAATGGCACTGATCGAGAACATCCAGCGCGACGACTTGACCGATTATGAAATCGCTATGGCAATCGTGCGGTTATGGGAGAGCGGACAGTACGAACAAAAGACACAACTCGCCCAAGCCATCGCCAAACCGCTCTCGTATGTCTCAAAGGCGTTCGCGTGTGTAAACCTCGACGAGACAATCAAATCGGACATAGAGGAGAACAAAAGCGATATTGGACTATCCGTTCTCCAAGAACTCAGCCGTGTCGATCCTGATAAGCAGTGTGAGGTCTATGATCGCTACAAAGCCGGAGATATCAAGCGGGATGATTTTAAAGAGGCGGGGAAATCGGAGCCGAAAGTTTCCCGCGGGAAAATGAAGCATATTTCAACTATTTTTGCTAAAGGCGGAGATTCAGTAGGATCTATCAATTTTGACAAAATCATTTCAGAGTTAGACCCATCTACACAGTACAGAATCACCATCGAGGAGATCCTATGAAGTACAAATCCCTCAGCATAGGCGAAGCCGTGCGAATACTCGAAGAAATAGAAAAGGAGAGACGATGTTTATTACTTGGAACCTCATTGAAACCAATTTTGAAAAGCTCCTCGAATGGTGCGAACAAAATGATCTCTTATAAGGCGGCGTGAGATGTTTTTAGCAAACTGCGTATTGTGTGAATTCATTATGGTGATGGCGGTAGTCGTTGTCCTTTCGGGGCTCGGCATTGCATCGGGTAGATCAAAGCGTCGATACGGTGAAAACCCGCCCGACGCGAAATACAGTAAGGGGCGAAGATGAAAAAGCAACTCCAACGCCCAGAGCCGAAGATCGTAGCACGATACGGCAAAGACTATGCCATCACCCAAGGTGTTACGAATGGGATGCATTATGCGTTTTACAAAGATGAGTTTTTAGGCATAGGACCATTACTGTCAAATGCGATCAGTCATGTATCGCTTCATTGCGGTGCGGGGTTTGATATTAACAAGGTAGAGGTCTTATGATGAGTACCTACCAAAGAGTTCTCCAACACATCCATAAAAGCCAAAATGTGTCGTCGCTTGAAAAAGCCAAAAGAGAGATTGAGATTATGATGAAGGAGTACCGATGTCAAACTTCCTAGAACTCGTAGCAAAAGAGCGATCCCGTCAGATCAATGACGAGGGGTATAAACGTGAGCACGATGATGAACACACAGATGGCTCGATTGCAGATGCAGCGGCGTGTTATGCGGCAAACGGAACTATTTATAAGGCTACGTTACCGAAAAATATGCAAAAAAGTTTTAAGTATGTATGGCCGTGGAATTGGAGCTTTTTCAAAAAAGAAAAACACACCCGAAAAAAACAACTCATTATTTCAGCAGCTCTTTTGATGGCTGAGTATGAGCGCATTGAAAGAGCAGAACAAAAAACTAAAAAAGATTTCATGGGTTCAATCGATGAAATGTATGACTAAAACAGGAGAAACAAATGAAATTCCTCAGCATTGATATTGAAACGACAGGGCTTGACCCACAAAAAAACCAAATCTTAGAGTTTGGCGCGGTAGCGATCGATACATCATGCGGTAATGCTCCGTATGTGGATGATTTTAGGGCGGTGTTTATTCACCAAGAGTTGACAGGAAACCCTATCGCTTTGACGATGAACTCAGAGCTTATTAATGAGATTAATATTTTGTTGAAAACCAAAGATTTTGATTATGATGAGTTTAATTACAATAAATCAAATGATGTATATGTGCGAAATACTGAAGAGTTCCAAAAGTATTTTGATGAATGGCTAGAAAGTATCGGCTTCACTGGCCGTCTAACACTTGCAGGTAAAAACCTCGCGTCATTTGATCTAAAATTCCTCGAAGCAGCTGGTATCAAAATCAAATACCGCCACCGCATGATTGACCCTGCGATACTCTATGTCGATTGGGCAACCGATGAAACTCTCCCCGATCTGCAACAATGTTTAGATCGGGCCGGTATTGTTAAAAATGTGGAGCATACCTCTATCGCTGATGCTATGGATGTAGCTGAATTGGTTTTGAAAAAAATAGGAAAGAGTTATGAGTAAATACCAGCGCAGTATGTCCGACATGCTCAACCATTTCGATCCTGATTTCGGACTCATCATCGATCTGTTTGCCGGAGGCGGTGGAGCATCGGAGGGAATACGTTCCGCGCTCGGTCGTGATCCTGATGTTGCGGTCAACCATGACCCCGAAGCGATATCCATGCATACAGTGAATCATCACGATACTATGCACTTTACGGCTGACGTTTTCGAGGTCGATCCTAAAAGCATTTTTCCTGAGTACCCCGTCGGTCTGCTTTGGGCTTCGCCGGCATGTACCCACTTCTCAAAAGCACGCGGATCAAAGCCGGTATGTAAACAACTCCGATCACTCGCGTGGATTGTCGTTAAATGGGCGAAACTCCGAAAGCCTGCACAGATTTATTTGGAGAACGTCGAAGAGTTTACCGATTGGGGTCCCGTACTCGATGACGGTCAACCCTGCCCTATTCGTAAAGGCGAAACATTCACCCGCTTTGTGTCAGAACTTGAAAAGCTCGGTTACGATGTAGAGTGGCGCGAAGTCAAAGCGCATGAGTTCGGAGCACCTACGATCCGTAAACGGCTCTTTATGGTGGCACGATGCGACGGTAAAGAGATAGTATGGCCGGAACCGACCAATGGTGATCCTAAAAGCGCGGAAGTAAAAAGCGGAAAGCGTAAACCGTTCAGAACCGCAGCGGGGATTATCGACTGGTCTATCCCTGGTAACTCAATATTTATGAGTACCGAAGAGATCAAATCTAAAAAGCTTCGCATCAAACGACCGTTAAAAGATACTTCATTACGACGTATCGGCAAAGGGTTGAACAAGTTCGTATTTAAAAACCCTGATCCATACACTGTCGATCAATCGTGGATTGTGAAATATTACAAAGGCGTAGTCGGAAGCTCAATCCATGACCCATTACCTACCGTAACGACTGCGGATCATAATGCACTATCAACCGCCAAGCTCGCCCCATTTGTCAGCACCTATTTCGGTGAACGAAACGGAGAGGCAGACGGTAGAGGTGCGACACTGGATAAACCATTGACGACGATTACGAGCGGTGGGATGAGGCATTCGCTTATCTCTCCGGTACTAATCGGAATTGATAACGGAAGCTCTAAAAGTGCATCATGGTCACCCGAAGCACCATTGACGACTATTGTTACAGAGAACCGTCATGCATTGGTCGAAAATCGTATGGTGCAATTGCCTCATATCGTGCGCGACTTCAAAAGCTCTATCGGAAGTAGTATGAACGATCCTATCGGAACGATCACGACTCAGGGCAACGGTAAAGCCGCACTATGTGTTTCGCACGCTGTCAAATTCAGAGGAACCAATTACGGCTACCCGATGAGTGATCCGGTACATACCATCACGGCATCAGGAACACACCAGGGATTAGTCACGAGCTATCTCAACTCTTTCTACGGAAATGCTGAGGATATAGGCTCACCGATGGACGATCCATTGCGTACAGTTATGACTAAAGACCGATTTGCGAAAGTGGACATCGTGTTAGATCCGGTCACGGGTGCGATGTGGGATAGCGAAACGATGGAACGGATCATCGCCGTTCGAGAGTTCATCCAAACCTATTGCGGTGATGACCTGAGCGACGATGAGTGTATGGGGATAGTAACAATCAAAGGGTTGAAATACCAAATCATCGATATTAGCCTCCGAATGCTCAAACCGCGTGAACTTTACAACGCGCAGGGTTTCCGCCCGGACTACATCATCGACCGAACCGTAGATAATAAACCGATCACCGGCACAGCTCAGGTGCGAATGGTTGGAAACAGCGTATGCCCTCCCGCTGCGGAAGCGATCATTCGAGCGAATCAAAACGCACCGTATAAACAAGTACCTATCTTGGAGGAAGCGGCGTAAGCCCTCCCCCTATGATACAATACCAAAAAGGAGTATGGATGATTAATAATATAACTATTAAAACATGGTTTAGTATCCGAACTATCACCGCTGATATGAAATCTCTATTGGTAAATGAAAATTATAATAATTGGTTTTACCATAAGTGTAAAGTATATAAATTCGATACAAAAGAAGAGTTTATAGCATTTATGGATCAAGTTCAAAAAAAACACAACCTTTTTTAATATTGCGGGATCTCCCCGCATAACCTCCCACTAAAACTATCACCCCCCCTGCCCCAGACTAAATACGTCCAACCAACCAACACGCACGTATTCATTTTGTGACAAATCAGAAAGGATCACATATGGAAAATATGCCCGAAGGTTTCTATACTGCAAAAGAAGTAACTCTATTCGATAAAGAAAACACCCTTTATGTCTATCCAAGTGGTGAAGAGTCATATGGAATGTGTATTGAGACAGGGGAAATGAGTTGCTTTTGGGATATGACACAATTCAAATACTGCGATGATCAAAATAAACTCAAAGAAAAATACCATCATATTCTTCCAGGAATAAATTAATAAAGGATAAGTAATGAAAGCGTTAATTATATTAAAAAACATTATAGATACTTCCGTAATGAACCCTATTATTTTAGAGGAGATTAAAGAAGTAATCGCCGAACTTGAAGCTATAGAATCTAGTATGTTTGACCAATGTGCTAAATGCTGTGTTACAGAGCTTAGACTATCTGATAAAGAAGAATTGCGAGGCACATATAAAACAATCATAGCGGGTAAAGATATTGAGATCAAAAAACTCGGATTAGAAAATGAAAAGCTTAAAGAGCAAAAGATATGTGAGTGGAAAGTTGATGATCCCGAATACAACACATACAAAACTGGATGTGGTCAATATTTTAGTATCATTGACGGAAGCCTTAAAGACAATGGTTTCAAGTATTGTTCATATTGTGGCGGTCAGGCAAAGGCTACCGAATGACAAAAACACAAGCAGTAGTTGAAACAGGATTAATGCCTCCTATATTTCGCGATGTTTGTGAGAAATTAGAGATCGATCCTGACGCAGATTATTTTTTCGGACTTGACATAAAACGTATTCAAGAATACGTTAAAAATTCTTCCAAAATAAAAGACGTATCAGTAAACTCAACAAAAGACGGGTATTCAGTAGGTGAAGCGGCTGATCTGTTGGGAGTGTCCACCCAATCGTTTAATGCCAATTATTCCCATAAGGCAGAACGTATTCGCAGAGGTGTGTACACTAGAGAATCTATTGATAATTTGGTTCAAAAGAAATTTAAAAAATCACCCACAGTAGAAGAACCCGTATTTGAAGATACCACAAATTTCAAAAAGCGTATCCAAAGAGTCTCGGTGCATTCAGATTGTGAAGGGGGCGTTATGCTGTCCATACACTTAGAAGGCTTTACCGAGAAAGAGCTTATCCATAAACTATTTGAAGTGTTTAATTAAAACATATTAAAGGCTCCCTAATGTGGCAAACCTACCCCGAATACTGTGCAGACATGAAACGCCTCGGAACCGAACCACTCCCTGAAGAGATATGGCAAAGAGAATATGCACCAAAAGACGAGCCCTATCGTGAACCGCTCATCATTACCCCGAAAAAACCAGTTGTTAAGGATTGCTTAACAACTGAAAAAGATCATATTGCCGACATCGGTAAAACGATAAAGCCAAAAAAGAAGTATGCGCCTCGCATATCCCGCAAAGGGTGGACAACGGAACAGATCAAAGCGAGACGATCCGAGAACGTCCAAAACTGCAAGGCGCGGAAGAAATTAAACCCAGTGACTTTATGAAGCCTGAGCATTACTTCGATGCTTTGGAAGCAAAACAGATTTTAGAACAACTAAGGAGAGCGGGATGATAAAGCCGACCAGACCTCCGCTCAGGTACCACGGTGGAAAATGGAGAGTATCGGATCGGATCATAGAACTAATGCCTGCTCATATGACATATGTTGAACCGTTTGGGGGGGGGTGCAGGAGTGCTTTTGAGAAAATCTCGCAGTAAAAACGAAATATATAATGACCTCGATGGAGACATCGTAAATGTTTTCAGAGTACTCCGTAATCCTATTGATTCGGCGAAGCTTATTCAGCTGCTAGAACTTACTCCGTTTGCACGCGAAGAGATGAAACTCGGATGGGAAGAAACGGATGACCCTATTGAACAGGCACGTCGCTGTATTGTCAGATCCCATATGGGATTCGGCTCTGCAGGTGCAACAAAAGGGCGAACAGGGTTCCGTGGGTTGGATCGGTGTGAAGGATCTTTTAGTGCACCGGCGAGACAATGGGATAATCTACCAAACCATCTGCACGCTATCATCGCTCGACTTAAAGGTGTTGTAATTGAAAACATGGTCGCCGAACGTCTGATAGATACTGTTGACCATGAAGATACGTTTTTCTATTGTGATCCGCCTTATCTTCCTGAGACACGATCATCTATGACGGGTGGAATAAAATACTATCGGCATGAAATGACCTATAAAGATCATGAGCAGCTGCTAAAAAAACTCCTGCAGGTGAAAGGTATGGTTTTATTATCAGGATATCCATCTGACCTCTATAACGATATGCTCAAAGACTGGCGCATGATCAGCTTTAATGCAAGGGCATCTTCTAAAGCAGGTACCGTGATACGAAAAGAGTGCGTTTGGATTTCTCCGAATGCTGAACAGCCAAATTTATTCAATGTAATTTAGGAGAGCGGGATAATGCAAAAGAAATCACACAGCCTAATCGAATCATTCATAAACGTATTAGTAGGCTACGGCATCGCCCTCGCCGCTCAGTTGATCATCTTCCCTCGTTTCGGTATTCATATCTCTATGAGCGATAACCTGATGATCGGTGCGCTCTTCACAGTCGTGTCAATCGTTAGAAGCTACGCGCTGCGGAGATTGTTTAATCGGTTTACGGTAAAGGCTCACGGATGAAATCAATACGCGATGAAGTCTTAGAATTATTCATGTCAAAAAAAGATGTAAAGATCAAAAAGTTTTTTGTATCCCCTTGTTTTGCTTGTAGAAATATGAGCTATGAAAGCGATGATGATTGCTATTCATCACACAGTTACGCTATTTGTGAGATGGCATACGATTACAGTTCACTTGAACATTTTACTGAACATAAAAAAGATTTTCCATTTTGTGAAGCTCCAAAATTATGCCATCGTAAAAATCTTTTCAGACCGACGAGATTTACAACATATTCAGTCATGTATGATGACCTTGACGGGATCGGATACGGAGTATGGGGAATGCTTGAAGATATTGACCATGATGCCCCATCTATCGCGGGTAGTGTTGCAGGGTTTCATCGCAGAATGTCGGAGGTACGATTATGAACGAAATTATCGTAACTTTTAAATTTTACAGATTTAACCAGGTACGTAAAGAGCGCGGCGCTCAGGCGGCTCAACTTGAAGTACTCGAAGATGGTGAATCCGTAGGGCTTTACTGGATGAACGTATCAGATATAAAACGAAATATTGAAGATTATGGTGAGTGTGAGGCATTAACTGAAGCACTTGAATACTACTCAGGAGCGAAGTCGTGAGTACATTGCAATTGGTCTTAAAAGGCATTTGGTACGACAAAATCCAAAGAGGTGAAAAAACACACGAGTACCGAGAACTTAAACCGTACTGGATTAAGAGGATAACGGATCGTATGTATGGCGGTGATGAGTTGGCTATGCTAAAACGTGGTGCTATCGGAATTCCCGAATCAGCGTGGAAAAAATATGATCGAGTATTACTCAGACGCGGATATACAAATAAACTAATGATCTTCAAAATTAAGCGCATTGGCATAACTAAAACTGCACAAAATGATCTTGGACAAATTTGTATTGATATTGCGCTAGGGGAGAAACAGCATGAACATATATGAAGCAATAGAGCTTTTGCGAGATGAAAGCATTGTTATAAAAAACGAAAGAGATGAAATTTTCCAACGTCAAAACGATTACTCAGTTTTTAGAACATACTCAGAAGCAACAAAACCGCATTGCAATTCAATCGGTGGATCAATGAATAATCAAGAGTTTTTAAAAACCTACATAGATGATAATTTTGAGAGAGTGCCACAATGGTACGAGGATATTAAGCTCCCAATATTATGCAAGGTTAAAGAGAACGGGTGGACTGGATACAAGATAGTTGAATTCAAATACCGAATTGGGTCAATACTACAAACTGGATTTGGTGAATCATACCGTATTAGCCGTAGAGTTGAGATCCTACCATTGTCAAAAAAAGAATGTCTTGAAAGATTTTATGGGGAGGAAGTGACCTATGGCTAAAGAAAAAATGGAAAAATGCAAGACTTGCGTTAACTACAATTCTAAAGCAAGTAATGCGAACTGGACTGTCTGCAAGTGTATGCCGTTGAGCGTAATGGTTTCCGGAACGTCTAAAGATTGTGAGAAATATGATGGTATCAGCAAAGAGGAGGCACAAAATGCCACATGAATACCTCAAATTATCAAGCCTTGCTAAACGGTATGACCTGCATAAAGAAACTATGAAACGTAAACTAAAAGAGCTCGATATCAAACTCGGAGAGCACTATATCGTCATGGGTAAAACAGTCCTTTTTCATGCAGAAAAATGTCACAAACTACTCATTTCACAATCAGAGGCAAAACAAGCAGATGATATCCTCAGCCGACTCTTAGTGTAGTCGGTTGTAAAATGTCATCGCGGTGTTTTTGTCCGAAAGGAAAATACACAATGGCAAAGATCTATTCACGCGGTGGGAAACTGTATATCGATTATATGGTTGACGGCACACGCCACCGCAAAAGTACGAAACTTGATGATACAAAAGAAAATAGGCTATCCATTGAGAAAAACGTCATCCCTCAACTTATGAGGATGATTGCAACGGGTGAGATACATAAACCGAAGCCGAAATCGTTCGATCACTATTTTCATATTTATGAAAAAAGTATCGATAAAACTCGAACGTATCATCATAAGAGTTGGCATAGAAAACGGGTACTGGAACAATTCAAAGGGCGCAACATCGACACGATCACCCGCCTAGAGATCAAATCGTTCCTCCTCGGTATAAATGCCAAATCGAGATCCAAGGGAACCTATAGCGGAACACTTATCGGTACATTCGAGCAAGCGGTAGATGATGCAGTAATATCAGTTAACCCGGCACTCGATATAAAACTACCGAAAGAGGATAAATCCGATATCGAATGGTTTGCAAAAGATGAAGTAAGATTATTACTCGATACAGCATCCGGAGTTCTAAAACCGTACCTGATGATCGCATTTCATACCGGAATGCGGCCGGAGGAGATTTTAGCGTTGCAGTGGGGTGATTTTACCGATACCCACATACATATCAAACGAACGAAGTCATTTAATGGAGGATTACAGCACACGACGAAAACCGACAAATCGAAACGTGCCGTACCTTATCCGCAGTTCATAATGCAGTATGTAAACGGGTTAAAAGCAAATTCACTTTTTCTATTCCCGGACATAAGAGATTCAAGAGGATTATATCGAAAGTGGTATAAACTTCTAAAAGAATGTAAGTTGCCTAAAAAGAAACTGTACGCCACACGGCATACGTTCGCGACTACGATGTTGCTTGAAAACCATATGAGCCTAAATGAGATAGCCGGAATTTTGGGGCACACTACCCCAAAAACGACGTTATCCCACTATGCTTCGATCATCAATGCTGAGTCAATTACATTGAGTAAAAATTTTGACCCGTTTGGCTCAATCTTGACACAGTCTAAAAATGAAATGTCCGTAAATGTCGCAATATAG